TCCATGCGTTCCTCATCCGTCAGCCCAACCCAAGGCTTCTGTGCTGCGGGTGGGGTGGTGTAGTACTCAACACGATCAAAACCACCAGCCTCCATGCAGTCGCAGCTAGTTGGATGCACTTGCTCATACGCATGACCACAGCCATTGCAACGATAGAACACCACAGGCTCCTGCACAGGTGCTGGCTGTGCGCGTTTGTCATCAAACAGCTTCTGTACACCTTCGACAATGCCTTTATAGTGGGCATCGTTGTCTTGCACAGGTGCTGGCTGCGGCTGAAGGTTGACAATTGCCCATTCCAATGCGCCAAGTTCGGCAAGATCAAAACTGTTCTTGTGTTCACGCGACTTCAAAAAGTCAACACGCCGCCGCAGCGTTCTCATGTGGTCACTTGGCACTCTCATAAACAACTCCTCAATGTCATCAGGCCAAGCATCAGGACGATGAAGGCCCACAGTGCCCAAGTTACCTGCTTGCTTGCAGGTAGGTCTTTATCAAGAACTTCTTTGGCTTGGCGGATACGCTCTTTACGGATAGCGCAATGTCTGCCTTGTTGGCAGTCCTGGTTGCAGCAGTTCATTTATTGCTCCATCTCGTAATCTAAAAATAATTCTTGTTGTTCTTTGTCCATTTCTGCAAATGTCTCAAAATGGTTTTCTTGACAGCAACTAAAACTTGTTTGAGCTTCACCACAGTAACAGCAGTAGGCTTGTGAACTGTCCATCAACTCTTGGCGCAAGTCTTCTCTTGTCATACGTTTCTCTGCTCAAAGCTGTAATCAGACATGGCGGCCTCTGCTTCCATCTCTAATGCTGTCAGTTGTTCTTTGGAAAGAAGCTCTGTTACGTCAGTGCCGTAGTAGTCAACGTAATCTAGGCTTGTGTGAATGCTTTCACCGTCTTCGTCAAAGTCTCGATCAATCTTCATGTGAACAGTGATAGCGCCACCGTTCAATGTCGTGTTGTATTTGAATTCGGTCATAACATTCCTTGGTTAATGAGCTTCTATTGTCTAGCGGCTTATCAACTTTGTGTATTAGTGGAAACCCTTAGAAGTGTCCAATCAAGCAATTCTTGTTGTGTGATGCCGTAGTGCTTTACAAAGCCTTTTGTTCCCAAGCCATGAACACCTGTGTTTCCTCGATGGTGTTCGACACACAAACCCATTAAAGTTTTATAGTCTCCTTTACCCCAACCGCCAGCCCTAAGATGATGCAACTCAACAGGCCCAGGCTCATGAGCACCATGCAAGTGGTAACAAAGGCAACAGCCCAAAGCAGCGACTTTGGCTTTGTGTTCTTTTTCTTCTTTAGTCACGATCTATCCCTTGCGTGACGGATTTCCATGTTTGACCAAGACGGATAGCTGAAATTTTTGATGGGGCTATTCCATATTTCTTAGCCAAATCAATGCCTTTTTCTTTGCTTTTATAAATTTCAATTGCATCTTTAGCTGATATTTTTGCCATAGGATGCTTATCACCTGAAAAGTAAGTTCCATGCAAAACACGATCTTGGTTATTGTTGTAATGCGTATCCCATCGCAAATTTTCAATGCGATTGTCTGATGCATTACCATTTGAATGACAAGCCTCCATGCCTTGTGGACAGGGCCCAATAAATGCCTCAAGAACAAGTCGAGCAACGTGTACGTTGTACTTTATGCCATCAACTCCCAAGTGAACACTCAAATGTCCAAGTTTGCTTGACTTACAAGGCTTGAGCAATCGCCCTTTATATTTTTGCTCAACAACCTTTCCAGCAAAATTACTGTACTTGCGAACAATTCGATCTTTGACACGAATTTGCCCATCATTTGATGCTTGATAGTGACCGCCATATCCCGGAATTGATGACCAAATTACCATGATTATTCCCCTGTTGTGATGACATTATACATGGGAATAAATCATCTTTAGTCAAAAGTCACCCCGTTTTCTGCACCCCAAGCAAACAGCCACTCAATAAACTGACTTGACTCGTCTTTCTTGAACTTGCGTGTTTGCAATCCAAGCTGAACAATTCCAGTTCCATCAAGACTAGGGACTAGCTTTCCAGTGCTGATCCCGACCTCTTTTGCAAACTGCCAAACAAGGAACCGCTTCCAGTCTTCTGCGCTCCACTTTGCTCCAAGATGGCTGGCTTGCTTTGCAATCTGTCCAATGATGGAGTGATACATCTCCTCCTGATCACGGCTTTTTGATTCTTTCTCTATCGTCAGCACCAGCTTGTTGCCAGCCAGCAAGTAAGGTTTAGCTTTTTGCCAAACATCTTTCAGGACAGTGTGCGCCTGTTGAGCGTTGTAGAGGGTGACTTTCATTCCAGCTCCTCCCTGACGCAAACATGAACGCTAGCGATAGTGTCATACCGCTTAGTAACGTGAAGGCTTACCACCTGGACGTCATCTTTGTAAACAATCCCGTTCATTGCATCAAGGTAGGCTTTAGCCACGTTATCAAGATCAGGCTTCTTTGGTCGCTCCAAACGGTTTAAACAGGCTTCCTTGCGCTTTTTTGAGTAACTGACTGGGATAGCATGGTTGATGTAGATATAGACCGCTACAGGCGTTTCTAATGGCAACTGAGGGCACATTGCTGACATTGCTGCTGAACTAATCTTCGATTCGTAATCAGATGTCTTTTTTGGCGTGTAGGTGCGGCCCGTCTTTGTAAACCTTGGACGCTGTTTGCCAACAGGATCGCCATCTACGCTGAAAATCAATTGAAACGTCATTCAAGTTCACCACTTTGTAGTTTCTTCATCAGTTCACGAATACGCGCAACAGAACCCGTGCCATATTTACGCTCAAGCCACTCCATGCGAACAGGCGTTAAGACCTTTTGTCCTGTTGATTCGTAAGTCCTGTACAAAACCCGTGCTTCACCAAGCTCGATCATGTATCTGTCGCCTTGATTAGATATTTCTTTTCTGCTGTATGCCATCAGTATTTACCCTAAGTCACCTGTTAGCCTGAGTGCTTCGTCAATGATGTGTTGAGGGTAAGGTACGCCTTCACGCACCTTGTCCAAGATTTGCATTGCTTGATAGTGGCTCATGCTTTCCTCAAAACTTGATTGATTTGATCTCTGATATGGCTTGGCATTGGTGTTGCCTTCAAACGATCATCGTGAATTTTTTGCAAAACAGGGTCAAGCCCAGAATGCAATGGCGGTACGGTCACACGCGCTACGTCAGCAGCCTGTTGGGCAAAGGATTGCTTTGGGGCTGATTGACGGCGAACCCAATTTCTCCATGTTGGTGTCCAAGCCAATTTCACGCCCTTTTGACCAGGTTGTGCTGTCCAGTAATCCAAGAATTCAGCAAAGACCTTTTGTGGATTTAAATCAGGCCGTTCTTGTTTACAAAAAGAAATCCATTCTTCATCCAAAACAAAGTCCACAGGCAAGCGCGACCCGCGATTGCTTTTCTGCTTCTTCTCTGTCTCTCTCTCTTTCTCTTTCTCTTTCTCTGTCTCTCCCTCTCCCTCTCCCTCTCCCTCTCCCTCTGGGATAGCATCTTGATAGCAATCTGCTAGCACTCCACTAGCAACAACAAAAAAACCTTTATCAATCAACGGCTTAACGCCATCTTGATAGTCTTTAGGGGTTATGTGCAACCGAAACACTAGCTCATCCAGTGAGCCATCAAAAACCCCATCTTTTGACTCGGATGCTAGCAACCATAGCAAAGGTGCAAGCGCCTTGCTAGCAAGTGGCAAGCACATAAACACACGGTCGTTTAATAGGTCACGATGGAGTTTTATCCACGGTGGGCAGCGGTCTTTGTAATGCTGAAAGACGGCCCAATTCTTTGGCTGTAAAAGCATGATAGTTCCATTCACTGTCCTTCACTGAAGAAACGCACGGCAGGTGGGAAGGCTCACTTTTCGACAAGGAGATCAGGCCTTGTCTAGCCGGGTTTCAGATAACTATATCACTTATCTAACGT